TTTTGAATTTGTAGATTATATGGCAAGTGATGTAATATCTGCATTAAATGAAGTAAAGGCTTTACAAACCAAAGTAAATGAAAACCAAAAGTACAATAACCCGCTAGATATAACTTCTGCAGAATTAGATATGATAAAGAAAGGTTATATTGGTTTTTATGGTAACATTGCTACTAATATCCAGAACATGTTGGATGATAAATCTACGTTTGACTATTTAAATGATCCTCAACTAATTGAGGATACAAAACAAAACTTAAAAAGGACTGTAGGTGACTACTATGAATTAGTAAGAAACTATAACAATTTAGCAGACATTGTTGCTAAAGATAATTTTATTAGAGAAGCAACCAAAGCCGGTTCATTTACTATAGACCATCTTAAAAAAATATTAGATGAAGGTGATGTGGATATAAATCTATGGGATCAGTGGGCAGGTAATACACAATATTCTAATAGTGAGTTAGTACGTATAATTCTTAACAAGATAGTTAATACTAAAAATAATGTTGCTGAAAAAGAACTAGAAGTAGGTAAAGAGCTTGTAGAAATACTATCACATGTAGATAAATCTAAGTTAGCTTATATGCATGAAAAAAATAAAGATGGTCATAAAACAGGCTTTATAACAAGAGACTTAAATTACGGTCAACACTATCAAGATTACTTGGAACATCAAAAAAAGTTAGCCGAAAAGTTAGGATTTGGAGATAAAGATATTGCTGAAGTGCCTGGTTTATTGAATCCAGAGCAACTAAAGAAATGGAATAAAGCAAATAATGATTGGGAAGCTAAGCATACAATTCGTAAGTTTACTCCAGAGTATTACGAGCTAACTAACAGTCTTAGTGAAGAAGCAAGATCTCGTAGAGATTCCCTAAACATGGAAATAAACCTATTGTTGAGTACTACAGTTGATAAGAATGGGGACTACCATAGAGAGGATTTATCTGATGAAGATTATCTAAAATTACAAGAGTTAGAAACAAGACGTAGAAATTTAGCTAATCCATATTATCCAGATGGTTCAGTAAAAGTTGGGTTAGATAAAGAAATAGCAATAGAAATGAGAGAGTATAATGAAAAATTAAGAGAGAAACTACATTATACTCCAAATATGGAAAAATTTAACAAAGCTCTACAAAATGCAAAGAAGAATCTAAGTCCAGAAAAATTTGCTAAGTGGGAGCAACGCAACACGGTTGACCAAATAGTTGAAGAATTCTGGGATGATGTTAAAACTCTTTCATCAAATACAAATAAATCTGACGATCAAATACTATATGAAAAGGCTAGAAAAAACATGTTGAGACTTTATACTAGAGAAGATGGTAAAGTAGATGTTGATAGTATGCCAGATCAAGTAAAATCATGGATTAATACTTATGATGAATTGATTTCTGAGGAAAGTTTAAAAACTCGTGATAAATCAAAAAAGTCCAAAGTAATGGACATAGCTGAATGGGAAGTAAACCCTAGATTCTATGAAGAATTAGAAAGAGTTGAAAAATTAGGTCAAGCTGAATATAATGCGTGGGTTTCTATAAATGCTAGATATGACTATGAAGGAAATCTTGTACCAGCTTCCTTTTGGAAGAAATTAGTTCCAAAGAAAGAGTTAAGATCTAAATACATGCGCAAAGTACCTAACAGATCTTGGTCTGAAATCGATAAAGAATCACCTTTCTACGATAAAAGATTTACTAAATATGCAGATCGTGGAGAAACAAGAATTCCAAATCCTGAATTGTATGACAACAGTGCAAATTATCGTAAAATAACTTCTGATTCAAACTTAAAAAAGCTTTACGATAAACTTGTTGATGTAATGGAATTATCAAATTCTAAGATTCAATTCTTAAAGTATGAAAATAAATATAGACTACCACAAATAGAAGGTGGGGCATGGACACAAATCCGAAGTAAGGACAATATTTTAAAGGGGTTAGCGTATGCAATAGAAGATACTTACACCGTAAAGGATGATGATAATGCATATATGTTGGAAAATGCCAAACGATCTGATGGGTCACTTGTTAAACTTATACCTACTAGGTATATTAAGATGTTATCAAATCCAGACGCTTTAACAAACGATATAGTAGGATCTGTCATTGCTTATTACAAAATGGCAGAAAACTATGAACAAATGAGTGAAATTGCTCCAGAATTAGAAGTAGCTCTTGATTTTGTTAGTCGTACAGATTTTACCGATAAGAAGGGTGGTAGAATACAAGGTTTGGAAAGTAAGACATATGATAAATTAAAATCTGTACTAGATCAATTGGTATATGGTATGGAAAAGAATGCATTAGAATTAGATGTTCCTTTACCAAAAGGCAAACATGTGACAGTAAGTGTTGGTAAGTTAGCTGCTAATTTAGCTGCATACACTAGAATACAAGGCATAGCTCAAAATATGAATGTGATTCTTACTGGTCTTATTACAAACAAAATACAAAATAGACTCGAAGCAATTTCTGGTATATACTTTGGAAATAAGGAACTTGCACAAGCAACAAAATTAATCATACCGTCATACGCGAATGCAATAAAGAACATAGGTCATTCAAACAACAAAGACAAGGTTCTATGTTATATGGAGTATTTAGGTGTAGTAAGAGAAAATGCTCAAACCTTTAGTAAACTTAATCAATCTAGATTTTTAAGAGCATTAAATCAACACTTTTGGTATTTTGGACATGAAATGTCGGATTATGTAACAAAAGGTAAAATGGCATTGGCAATTGGTCTATACTATAAATATGATCCTGAATCTGGTAAATTCTTAAATAAAAACGAATTCCTAAGAAGATTTAAGAGTAAAAAGGAAGGCAATGCCAAATGGAATACTCTAAGTGTAACTTTTTATGATGCATTTGAAGTTAAAAACAACAAACTAGTAATAAAACCAGAGTACGCTAAATCTCTCGATGAAGCTACTATAAACAAAGTTAGAAATACGGCAAAACAAGTAGGTACCAGAATTGACACGCAATTAACAGACTTGGATAGAAGTAAATTACATGCAACTGTAATTGGACAATTATTACTTATCTTCCGTAACTTTATTTTGGTTAACTTACAAACTAAGTTCTTAACTAAACGTCAATTTAACTATTCTACAGGCATGTGGAGCGAAGCTCAAGTACCAGCTGCAGTTAAATATGTATATAGACATTACTTTAATCAGAATAAAATAGATCAATTAAAGGAACTATATCAAAATCATTATGATGAATTGGACGATTTCGAAAAAGGATGTCTTAAAAGAGTTACTTATGAAGTTTTATTTTCCACAGTAGGTTTTATGATCATTTCTTCTTTAGTAAGAGCGATGGCAGATGATGACAAACGTAATTGGTGGAAACAAGAAGCAGCGTATCTTACTCTAAGAGCTTCATTAGAGACACGTGGTAACATATTACCTATTGAAGTAATTAACTTACTTAATACTCCTACTGCTGCATGGTCTACTTTACAATATTGGGGTGATTTAACTACAATGATGTTAAATGATCCCACACAGGAGATAAAAAAAGGTCCATACAAGGGTATGAACCGATTCCAACGATCCTTAATTAAGGCCACTCCTTTAAGAAGTATATGGGAAGCACAAGATCCAAGATCAAAAATGGAGTATTACGATAATATGATTTCAATATTTAACTTTTAAAGCCACAAAAATTTTAACGGCCATTATAATAAAGCCCCTTCAGTTTTTGCTGTTGGGGCTTTTCTATATTTTAAATCTTGTAGTGATATACTTTCACCTACCGGTTTTGTTACTTTTGCAAGAGGATTAAATAGGTATTCATGAACTTTACTATCAACACTAATATTCCAAAAATTTAATATTTGTAATTTAGCTTGATATCCTAAGCGTTCATATAAACCAAGATCTATCTTGTTTACTATGGAATGAATTAAATAAGCCTTATTAAAGGCAAATACTCTATAATTAATTCTATCTATTGTTAAAGTATAATCACAATAATATAGTCTATGTTTCTTTAATCTCTCTATTAAGTAAGTTTTAGTATTATGAAATACTAAAAAAATATGATTTGAAAGTAATGGGTTATTCATATCACTTGTGTACATATTTACAAACTCACTATTTTTCAAATCATATTTTGTAAAGGTATCATAAAATATTTGAGGAAGTGAAAATATACTATGTTTTGTATATTTATTAATAATCATAGTAGTTCTGCTCCATCTCCTTCATAATATTCTTTTATATGATCCCATAAGTCATTATCTTTGTGCCAAGCTATGCGTTTAATAGCATCTTCAATAACACACACTTTGGCTTCAATGTATTGATTTTCAATATTAAAAACCTTTACTTCATAACCGTCATGACTTTGAACAGCTATTATATATGTTTCTCGTGTATATTCTTCTAAATCTAGTTTTAATTCATTTTTAAAATACCAATAAATTGCAAACCAGTAATAAGCTAATTGTCTACAATAGTCAAATTCTTCTATAGAATGTCTGAAATTATACACATCAGCTGTAGTTTTAATATCAACGAGTACTACTTTCTTATTTGTATGATCAATCATTACTCTATCGAGTAAAGATTTACAAGGAAAATCTCCTAATTTAGAAGCATTTGGAAATTCCCAATTTATATGAAATTCATTGTGAACTTCAAATGTTTTTGGATAAGCAAATAAAATCTCATTTGCTTTTTTATGCTCTTGCATATTTTGCTTTATGGTCTTTAGAAGAGCCAAATCAGCAAAAGAAATAACTTTCTTACTATCTTTATTTCTAAAGTATTCAATGTAGTTTTTATATAATTCTACTAGTTCTCTTGCTTCTTGAATTCTTTTATCGATAGATTTATTATTACTATAAGCTGCATTATAACTCATTAATAATATATCTTCTTCAGTAGCAAAAGGATCGGTTAATCTTGCAGTAGAATAAAATTCTAGAAGATCTTTTTGTTGTTTTACTTTAGGTACTGCAAAGTCTAAAATAATATAATCATTCCAGAATTCTTCTGGTTGAAGAATATATTCATGAATCATAGTTCCTTTATCTAAGAAACTTGCTTTTAATCCTTCAATTTTTCCATCTAGCATATCCTTTAGATATCGGGGTCCCTTTTTTAGGAACCATCCGATATTTGAATTGGATATTCTAGACATATCCTCATAATAAGGTATACTTATATCCATAATTACTCTTCTAATTTACTTAAACGATCTGCTTCCATTAACTCATTAACGAATGCAATGTCATTTAGTTCATCTGCTTCAAAATAAATATCTTGTTCAGTCTGAGACATTATATCATTATTCATATTTTGCTCGTCTAATTGTAAGTTAACTAATTCGTAATTCTTCATAATCGTAAATTTTAAGTTATAGTTCAAATGTTAATGGTTTAAAATAAATCGAATAAGATTCATCGAGTATACTTACGTTTGCTACACGTACATTAGTCCATTCTGTATCTTCTTGAAATACATAATCGTATACAGGACATGCTGTAATATTATGATTCCCAGTATGAACATGCCCACATAGAGCATACTTTGGCTTTTTTCGTTTAATCTCGTCAGTTAGTGCAGCACAACAATACTGTATTTCAGTTCCATTGTCATGGGTAGTTCCTACTTCTGCAAGATTAGATGCTTCGTGAGTCATTAATATGTCTAAGTCTTTTGGTATCTTTTCATATTTCTTAACTAATTCAGCATGATTAGCCATAAATGCCCATGGTCCACATTGTTTACACCAAGGTGTTCCATAGATTTTATACCATTTGTCGTCAGTACTATTATATACTTTTGTTTCTCCATCAATCAATATAGTTAACTTATTAAATAAGTAAGTATTTGGTTGAGTAATCATCTTTTCAAACCAAAAATCATGATTACCTGGAGTAAGTATAATAGTAGGGCAATCTATCTTCATTATCCATTCTTGAAATTCATTAAATATCCATTTTGTCATTTGGATATAATCTCTTTGAATATCTAATGGAGATATATCACCACATATTAATAACAGATCACATGGTTCTATATCAATAAGGTTACCATGTAAATCACTAATTGCTGTTACTTTCATTTAGTTTCAATTTTTGTACTCTATCTTCGTGCTCTTTTAACATTTCATTGCATTTATCTCTTAAACATTCTACAAAGTAGAGATTTTCATGTCCTTCAAATTGTTTAAAAAACTGATCTGCAGCTTCTTTGTATATGTTTATATTATGATTTTGTCTATAATATTCTTCGTGATCACTTAGAATTATATCCTCAAAATCATCATTAGATTTTTCAAAGATATGCATTAATATCGCAGTTCGATGAGATATCTGTATGAACTTTCTTTTATAGTTCTTGAATTCGTCTAATACATTCATCTGTCTCTTTGTGATTATGTACTACAAATAACTTATACTTCTCAGCTAATCCTTTATTTAATAATGACCACATAAACCATTTCCATTTATATGGCCATACATCGTTAGGTTTTCCTTTAGCTTCGATAATAAAATTATCTCCAACAAAGTCTGGAGTATAAGTCATTGCTCGGATCTTTTTACCACAAAAAGTAAATGCTGGTATTAATTCAAACTTAATAGGCTCATATTCTGCTTTGAGATTATGAGCCTTTAATTGTTTATAAACATATGTTTCAAGTATACTTTTAAATTTAATACCATCATATACATTAGGGGTAGCGTTCTTAACTTTCTGATTTGTCGTTTTCTTTCTTTTTGTTTTTCTTTGCTTCATAACGATCAATATATGTACAAAGTATACTTCCACAAAGATTTCCAATAAAACTAATCAGAATTAATTGTAACCATGTTAGACCTGGTGTACTATTTAACCATTCCATGTTCATTGTCTTTTTCTATTTTTGTAAAATGATTTGCAAGTTTTTCTAAAGATATTAGATCATAATTAGCTAGATTTCCATCTATACCTACATCTACTCTTAATTCTTTAGAATCTGTATTTATTTTATCTACTTTTCCATGACAATGACCGTGTATCATAACAGATCCTTTATCTTTGTGTTCCCAACTTAACATCGGAAAATGACACATTATTACTTCTAGATCTTTATGTAAGAAATTATATACAGATTTCTTAAATTTAATATTCTTGATCTGAGTAATATGATTGAAATAGCATTTTAAATGATCTGGTACTTTATCATGATTACCAAGTATTAGTACTTTGTTACCATTTAATCTTTGAAATAGTTTTCTTTTATCTTCTACTTCACCAAATGCAAGATCACCTAAAATATATACAGTATCTTTCTTGTTTACTCTAGAATTCCATAACTGTATTATAGCTTCTTTAGCTTTTTCAACAGTACTTCCAAATATCTCTTTTCGCTTAGGATGAAATTCTAATATACGATCATGAAAGAAATGTAAATCTGAAGTAAACCATATCATATAATGTTATTGTATAAATGATAATAATGTTATATACTTACGATCAGGTTTATTAGAAAATTTACCATATCCTCCATAACAAATTTCTTTTACTTCTTCTTGATCTGATCCATTTAAACTAATCTCGATAGGTAAATCTCCATATTCATCTATCAAGTTCTGAATTTGTTTAATTACTTCTGATCCTAACATATTAACTTAATGTTTCTTTTAGCCAATTTTTAATTACTTCAAAGCTATTATTCTTAATAGCATCGGATATATCTTTACTTTGGAATTTCTTATGTACTAAGAATCCATTTAAACCTGTTTTAAGGCTTATCTTACGCATATTTTTAACTCCAGGAACGTCTCTATCAAAACATATTAAAATACGCTTAAATCGAAATTTAAGTGCATCTATAACATCTGGAGTAAGAAATGTGCTTTCTGAAGCTGGTGATATTGCAGTATAACCCATTTCATATAAACACATAACATCCTTCATAGATTTAGTAATAATTAGTAAATCACCTTTTTTAGGTAATTGTTCATATCCCTGAATATCATATGGAGTTAAATTATTACGCCATTTAGTATATTTATCTGCTAAAGGTCTATAAATCTTGAATCTATCATATACTTTATATGCATACATAGGATTATTTTCCTTATACACTCCCTTTACTACACCATCACACAAATAATATTTTATACTACTTACACCAAATTTCTTTAAAGTCTTTAGAGAAATTCCAAATTGTGACCAATATTGTTTATCTATATCTGTCCAATCTTGTCTAACTACTCCAATAACTGTTTCAGTAGATTTCTCTACTTCTTTATTACTATGCAATACCGTATTATTAGTAATTTGCATATCCTTTACTATTTGATTTAGTAGATCATTATAATTAGTTATACCAGTATATAACTCTACGAATTTAATTACATCTCCGCATTCTCCATTACCATGATCTTTAAATAGTAATTTTCCAGTCTTCTTACTTCGGAATATTCCAAATGAAGGATTCTTATCCTTTCTGAATGGACTATTATAAATAAATCCAACTTTAAATTGTCCTAGATATCTAGCATAAATATCATATTCTGTGACTTTTGATAAGATATAATCCAAAGTAATAGGATTATCTTGTTTTTTAATTCTTTTAGAGTCATACATATGATATAAATTTGAATAAGTGCAATGTGGGGTAACGATCCCCACGAATCTAACCATTAGACATTGCTCCACCTTTTACAATACCCCCTGTGTGGTCAGTGCCAGCCTACGATCTGGTATGCTTGCGTGATAAAATCAGAGGCTGCATAGTCTTCGTTCTATTGCGCAAATAGAATTTATATTTTTAAAATGGCAATCCGTTAGGATCGGCATTATTTGTATTATCTAAAGTTCCATCTACTACGGTAAATGATTCATTAGATAATAGTGGATTTGGATTCGATTGTTCAAAATCAGCAATTACCGGTTTTTCAAATTGATCAATATTCAACTTGACAATAACAGACTCATTCTTATCAACAATCGTCATCGGTTCAATAAATCTATATTTTGCATACTTCGGTAGAGTAGTATAACCACTATTATTATATACTACTTTAATACGAAGTAATGTAGACTTATCTGCATTGTTAAGCTTTTCAGCTACCCAAGTAATAAATTCCTTAAAGCTCTCGCCGTTAAAGACTCTATCTTCAGGATTTGGATAATAACATTCAAGAATCTGGTCAATTCTTGCAAACTGATTATCACATTTTCTTTGCAAATCTTCATCAGACATATTGTCTGATTTAGACGGTTCCCACTCTGTATGAGTCATAAATTTACCATCTTTTGCAACGAATTTAAACTCAATAAAATTATTACCATTGAGAGACTTATCTACTCTAATTGATTCTAATACTACATTGTCATGGATACCAGCTGCTAAATATGCAATATCTTTTTTCTGGATAGCTTGTGCTCTTTGTGAACTATAAATCATCTTCTTCTATGTTTTGGTTATTCTTGGTCTGGCAAATAAATTTTATCCCAATATACTGAGATTTTTCCTTCGTCATCACTTTCTGCGATAACAATATTTTGACCTCTTAGGTGTGGAGCTCTTGCTTCAATAGTAATATTCTCCCCACCTTTAAAGGATGCAATGGTTTGGTTCTTCTTTCTAGAAATATATGCGATAGCATCTGCTTCTCCACATATTATATTACTTAACTTTCCAGCTAAGTCTAATTCCATTTCTGAAAGTTCTTCACCATCTTTGTTTACAAGTTTATCCTTAGTATGACCTATCAGGATAAAATTTTCGCAAAGTTCTCTAAACATATCTAATACTTTACGTACGGCTTGTCTTACATAAAACCAGCCACCGCCTTGCGGCAGTAATCGTACATCTCCCTTATAACTCTTCCCCATCGGAGTTTGATTATATAAAGTGAGAGCATATGATAACGTAATTTCTTCCAAACGTGTTGCGTTATCGATCGTGATATATTTGTAGAAATATCCATTACATTCTTTATTCTTTTGTCTAATGGCATTAGCTATTTCACCTAAATCATTAATATTTCTAGCTTGTACTGCTAAGCAATCAATAAATTCAGATCCACCCTCTAGATCGATAATTAAATTATTTTCTAAATGAGCTGCTAATGTTGTTTTACCAGATTTCTCTTGTATTCTATACAATTCGCTACATTGTATACGTTCTCTTATGAACTGCTACATATCACTATGTAGGATAGACTATATCACCATCTTTATAATAAAGATGTTCCCCACTTCCATCTACAATCGCTTTAGATGTACTCTCTTTCGAGATAGTCGTTGAACTTTCTTTATGATTTAAATATATTTTTTTAATTTGTTCTAGAAAAAATGGTAGAGTTAAATCCATTTTCATTCTATTACAAGAACCACAACAAGGTACACAGTTATCTATAGAATATTCTTTAGAATTATCAAGCCTATCTATACCTAAACAGCGTTCTTTATTACAATAAAAACACGGTTTAGAACATAAATCATTAACTTGCTCTAAAGTTAGATTAAATGGAATGTTTCTATTTAATGCGTTACATTTAAAATGAATATATTTATAACGAATATCTTTAGGTAATAAATTTGAATATTTCTTTTTAAAATTTTCACTTCTCCATTTACCCATACATTTTGAACATCCTATTCTATTAGGATATAATCCATCGTTTCTTACTTTAATTTTTCTATTACAAGATGTGCAAGTTCCAATAAAGTATATTCTATTAGGTTTAGATAAATCTATATCTTCTATTTTTATAGATCCTATAGTTTTACCTATGTACGTTTTATATTTATTTATAGTAGTTTCTTTTATCATAAAGCTTAGCTGCTGATTGTTTTATAATATCCGTTTTTTGTTTTTAAAACGTAAAATATTATAAAAGGTTCCAGCAATTCGAGGAATTTGCATAATATATTGCTATATTATGGCCCAAATTTCAGGCTTACCAAAAAAGATAAGAAATCTTGGATTTCTCACCTTTGCTTTAATTTTCTCAGTAGGTAATACTATCATAATGTTAGTCTATCTACTTCTCAGAAAAATTTGAAAGAATTTGATATAGTTTTTGAAAAGTTTTGTAAAAATTCTGAAAAGATTTGTTATAAGTTAAATTACGCTGCGATCTCTAATGAGTTAATATTCATTGAGATATTATAAAGAATAATACGATCCTTCTTAGGAATATCATTAAAGAATGATGAACTTGTAAACTTCGGGATCAATCGAGAACCTACTTGAATATAATTACCATGGATCTTAACTGGAATATCTCCAATCTTAAAATCATAGGAGGGATTCTCTGTATAGTAAACATAATCAAACAAGCGAGAAGCCGCTTTGTTCCATTCCAGATTCAATGCTTCCGGAGTAATATCCAAAATTGTACAATTCTCATACGGAGCATTATCCAATGTCAGAATTGTGTACTTGTTATCATTCTTGTTAGCCCACGGGAAAATAGATTTAATCTTATCCAAAATGCTAATCGTATAATCACTCTTCTTAGAAGAAGTAGTTGTCGTAAAATACTTACTCAAATCAATCGTATAGTCAAGATTTGTGTTATTCTTTGCCGTGTTGTTTACTGTATTATATTTGTATGTCATAATTCGCCTTTATTTAACCAAGATTAATAAAAATCCTATCTATAACTCAATTAGGTTGTTATATTTCAGGTCATTCTCAAATTCAAGTATTGCCAATTCTCCTTCTCTTACTTTAAGAAAATGGAGATATACTTTATTTTGTACAGGTAGTCGTTGAGGACCATAAGCGGTGATACCTAAAGTTTCAGGTCGAGATAAAACCGCTATAACATCACTTCCTTGAAATACAGAATCAGATGATGATAAATCGCTTCGCATCGGATAGTGACTCGATGGATTATTAATTCTATCAATATTTTCTATATTACGATTCATCTGAGATAATTGTATGATACTTGTCATACCAACTTTCTTTGCTTTGATAAATACTCTTTCAAGTTCAGATATAATCATTCTTTCATCTTTATAGTTATCACTATTTACTAATAAAGTATGATCTAAAATGACTATTAACCATTTATCCTTAGCAATCGTATTTTGAAAATATGTAATTGTATCGTCTATCTTTTGTACTGTAGCTGCATCGTCCACATAATATATTGGATAATCTTTTAAAGATTCTGCAGTCTCCTCAACTAAGTTAAGTTCTTTATCAGAAAGATCTTCTGATGCTGAGTACAATTGTGTAGTTGTTTGACGCAACTTATTAGATAGTTTTCTTCCTACTTGTGCACGGCTAAGCATCTCAAATGAGAAAGAAAGTACGACCAATTCCTTGTTAGAATTAAGTTCAATTAAATCAGTTTCGAGCGTATTTACAAACGAAGACTTACCAGTTCCTGATGCTCCTACAATTGTATAAACACAACCAGGTTCAATCCCACCACAACACATTTCATTGAATTTATTCCACCTACTTTTAAGTGGTTCAATTTCATGGTTTTTGCGTCTTCGTATATATGTAACAGCTTCACTTGCAGCTGTAGATATATGTTTAAACGGTAGTGGATTAACGTAATTTTGTTCCATACAACATAGTAGTTTCAGGTTGGTTAATATTCATTTGCTCTTCAATTAATTCCCATTCATGTGAAGTAAGCCATTTCCACATAGTTTTCATATAACCAAGCTTACCAGTCATTGCTTTATCGGAAAGCTCAAAATTCAAAGCGGTTATGATTCTATTGTGAAGATCAGGGTTGCCTTTAACTAGTTTGTTATAATAATCTCTACATTTCTTAACATTACTTCTAAGAAAGCCTTTAGTTCCATCTGGTCTACTAACCATTATTGGATATAATGTATAAAATTGCTCAAAAAGTACGTCTTTAGGAGTCAATTTGTCTACTAATTCCTTAGTAGGTTTATACACTAACTTTTTACTATCATCTTTCTTCTGAATAAGATTTCTGTCGATTAAGTCTTGTATTTCACTATCACTGACCAGGCGAATAAGTGGTGTGATACCTTGATGGGATTTTTGATTCTTATCTAATACAAGACTTAAAAATACTAACTGATTAATTGATATATTGTCTATTATTTCTAATAGACTTGTATCTAGTTCAATGATCATGCTCTTAAAAATTTTAAAAGCTTGTCAAAGATTTGTTATTTTCTGCCAATTTTTGTTAAAAGTTAAACAAGCTTAACTGTCTAGGTTTTAATTGTTCAATCACTTTAACACATTGAGTAATATAATATTGATAATCAACATCATATATACTCTGGAATGTTTCTCCTTGAGAATATTTCCATTGAAGATCTTCATCAGAATATAATCGATTATGAAGTTTTACCCCATGACCTTTTAGCATATTATGATATGATCTTTTTCCAGTTTCATCTAATTTCCATTTCCATAAGTAATATCCACTATTACTAACGTAAAATCGATTAGTTCTCTGTTGAATTTGTTCATTATACTCAACTGTCCACTGTTTACCAGTCTTCTCAGCTTGTAAGAATTTACGTATATCTCTACATGATTTAATCGTATCTTCTACCGGAGTATTATAAACAAAATAGTTAATAATTGCTTCGGGTATTATTTTAGGTTGTAATCCTCTTCCTAATTCAATATCAGTCAGAAAGAATCCTTTCTTCTTAATATTTCCATCAGATTCTACTCCAAAATAATCATTTATTGCTAACTGATAAAATGAAGTAAACTGTTCTGTTTCTAGAGTAAGCTTAGTAAGCTCTTCCCATTCTTTTAGTACTTGTTGTAATTTATCATATTTGTCCTTTTTTATCTTATATAAGATACCATCAGTATTAATCTGATATAACTTACATCCTAGATCTAAAAGTCTCTCAGCAAGCATTAAAAGTAGCAATTGACCGTTAATTCGTACTTGCATAATAGAAAATGGTGCATATAACCAAGATACTTCTTGTTGCATTTTCCCAGTTACTCCATTAAGCATATACTTATACGTTTCATTTTTATTTTTTTGTTTTGTTCTCTTAAATTCTAGTCTTTCCTGAATAATTTCAGGATATACCTCTTTAAGAATGGATTTTAATTTAGGTGGATATAGTTCATATACTGCAATTAAACTTGGGTATAGTGAATTAACATCAGAATCTAATAATAATTCATCTTCATTACATTTAATTGAACAGCAACCATTGTCACCATGTATACCTCCGACTCCAATAGTTACTTCCATTCCACCAAATATAAAAGTATTAATATAACCTTTTCTACCTGGAGACACATTGTGTTGATTTTTCATATCTTGCAATGCTTTCTGAAGTACTGGAGTATTAAACTTTATAAAAGGAAATATAACTTTTTCTAGATCTATACGATCCATAGGAGATTTCATATTCTCTAACTGATCCTTACTAAGACCAGATTTTTGCATTACCTTTAATTGTAATAATTTATCTCCTAAATTTACTCTATCCAGACTTAAACATGGTAATCCAAAATCTCTTTCAGTTTCTACTCGTATATCTAATAGTTTTTCACATCGATATAAAAGTTCTTCAGTAGATTCCACATCATTAATATTATATGATATTAATCTATCCATATCCTTCTCTGGGAGATCTTGTTTCCAATCGACTACAAATTCTTCTACGTTTTTGTATTGCATGGTTACTTGCATCTCTTTTAAAGATACACGTAATGCTTTAGAGAACAACATTGTTAATAAGTCAATTGATAGAAAATTCTTAGTATATTTATACTCTTTCCATAATTCAAAATTAGAGTTTTTGTCTATTACAATTTGACTCATTCTGAATATAGATTCTGTTATTTCTCTTGTACTGAAAAACTCAAAATATCTTTTTCTATATAATGAGAAGATATAATTCAATACTGGATTATCATAGTGATGATTATTATAACCAACAAAATAACAATCCTGAGTAAAGTAATTAAGGAGATCTTGAATATCTACTTTTCTAGAAGATATTTCAAATACTTTAATTACTCCTGTTTCTGTATTCTTACAAGTACAAGTAAATATGTTCTTAAGAACTTCAATATCAAAGACTATACAGGTTTTGTCTTTAATTTTCATAGCTATAATTTGTGTAACACGTCTTGGATTCGAACCAAGTTCCTATATAAGCGCTTATATAGACTACCAACTTTTCCCTTATAGTTTCGGATTATTTACGTGTTATATTGTGCGTTGAACAGACGCACCCCTGTTTCATAGACGAATATCAGCTTACGCTGCAGTTTTATCCTGTTTTTGTAAACGAGTAATAGTAACTCCGTCAATCTCTCGATATTTAGAGTTAACCATCTCCATGATACATACTTCAGGATTATCTGAATCATAAATAAAGTATCCTACCACTTTATCAGATTCTTTTTCCATCATTTTGTTGAAAGAATATTTTACGATATCCTTTAACTTATCTGGAAGACAGACAATAGCACCAACTCTATCTCCAGTAAGAGATGGTTGATCAATATATTGGGTTCTCACAATATAACGATGTTTACTACTATCTTGTTTTTTTGGTTGTTCGACAATAGGTCGAATCTCCACTTTGTTCTTTACTTTGGGTAATTGTATACCACCCTTAGAAAGGTACATTTGACGTCGTTCAAGTTTCTTTTTATTACGACGTTCTTGTGCCAGTTTAAAATGCTCAAGATCTTTTAATGTCTTTTGTTTCTGAGTAAGTTCTACTCGTTGAAGTTTCTCCATACGAGCTTTACGTTTCTCAGCAAGCATACTTAAACGCTCTTGCTCTGATTTAGCTCTTTTCTCCTGTCGTGCTTGATACGCTTTAGGATCTGCTGCAATTTCAGAAGCTTGTCTTTGCATTTCTGCTTTATAGGCTAAATAACCAGCTTTTCTAGCTTCTGCTGCTATTTTTTCTCTCTCTTCTTTTGTTGTATGTTTTATTTTATCCTTAATTTCCTTATGATGAATAAGCTTAATTGCACGCTTTTTATTACGTTCAATTCGCTCTTCCTTAGTAAGTTTCTGTTGCTTAGGATTAAAGTCTTCAAACTTTGTTTCCATAGCAATCATTTTTTCATTATGTTTTTTCTCGATCTCTTTATCGATAGCTTTTTGCTTTTTAGAAGTGTCCTTAGTAGGAATACTAGTATGAATCTGGATAAGCTTCTTTGCTTTTTCTTCCCGTTTCTTTAAAGCTGCCTCTTTACGCTTTTTAGCGGCTTCTGCTTTAAGCTCTTCTTTTCTAGTTTCCCAAGCTTTCTGTTGTTCTTCCTTAGCAATTGCTTTATTAAGAATACGATCTGCAAGTGCATTTGCATTTGCAATAATTTTCTCCTTAAGCGCTTTTACCTTATCTAAAGAAGATGTTTTCTTTTCTGTAGATTTGATATCTTTTGTTTTCATAAATTTTGATAATTTTAGTGTTAATAAATAAGTTTTCGAGACTTGTGATTCGTCCGGGATTCGAACCCGACTTGCCAAACTCTTATTCCTACTTAAAGGGAGCGACAAATCTTTCTTTTTATGCTGCTAAATACATATATGCTTTGCTAGTATCTAACTCAGCCATATCGTTAAAGTCAGCAAGTTTCTTCTTTAGGCCATTAATCTCCAATTGAAGATTATTGCGAAGTTTATTCAAGTAATCACGAGTAAGCTCCTCATTTTGTTTAAGATTCTTCTTCCCCTTCTTCATCTTTAGGGTAGGATTAATCGTCGACTTCTCGATAATAATACCTAGTTGAACAAATTGTTCATTCTTCTCTGATAACTCAAAGATAATAGGATAAATACTATCTTTCGGAAAATCGTCACGTGACTTAAAGCCAAGATTTATACAGAACTGATCTAGTTTTGTCTGAATACGATCTATAGCTTTCTTATTGATATCATCTAACAACGCTTTCATATCATAATGACGTTTGAACCCATTCTCAACTAAGTTCTCTGTTCGAACAATCATCCAGCTATTAGTAATATCTTTATTTAACTTCTCCAATTTTGCCTTAATTTCTGTTGATTTAATTTTCATATACAAATTGATTTTAAATTGTTAAACATCTATTTATATACTTGAATTATCAACTACCTGTGAGGGCGTATTCATCATCGATAATGACATCCTCTTCTTATTCTCGAGGCTAGCCAACCCACTTAGTATGTTATTATACACACCGTATTACGCCCATGTTATGGTAGAGAAATTAACTCATCTCTTTCTCTACCAGGAAATATCTTGAGTAATATGCAATATTTGTCTATCATTCATCACAAAACATAATTGCTATTACTTATGATTTTCTATTTTATGGACGACGGAATAACACTTGTGATGGATTTGAAAAATCTACCACAACAGCTTGACCAGAATTGTCTTTTACTAGTATTCCATTTAGTAAAACATTTTTCCGATTAGGAACTCCTTTCTCAACTGTAGAGTTCTCTTCAGTCATTGTTTTAATATCTGAAGCTAATACAAAACGATACGCAACAAAAATAGCGGAAATAGCCAAGCTATAATTTCCGTCTTTATAATAATTTGAGAAACGATCACACATATCTTTATATGCATCATTATTTCGACCACTACCCATACCGGTTATTATCTTAATTAATCTGAGACAAATTGTCTCTGGATTAAGTACATACTCTCCACCAAATAGACGATTTAACCATGAGATACTTGTTTTACCAAGTGTTATTGATCCATCTTTATTAACTTTCTTATATTTCGCTACTTGCTTTTCATCTGTAAGTAGCAATTGATCTACAAGAATGGGATCATTAAACATATAAGTTAAATCTCTAAATGCCCACGGACTTATAGTAAATCCTTGCTCGGACATAGCGATTAGATATTAACGTCAATACCTAACTCTTTCATCCGAGTACGACAAGCTGTAGCCTCAAGCTCGTTGGCTTCGGCTAAAGTTCCACAGAACTTCATCTGAGCATTCAGGAAGCTCTGAAGTACATTCTTCTCATCCCGGTTAAGGGCCATAACTTCCGGTACTAATTTAACATAATCTACAAAGATAGTAATTTCTTCTTTGTTAGACCGTTCATACTTCTCAATCGCTGCTTTAACAGTAGAAGCTGATGGTACTGGAATAACTTTAGTAATGTCGTCAATGTTGGCGATATCTAGCCGTAATTTCGGATCTTTGTTGAACTGAACTTTACGTTCGTTACTCATTGACTCTACTAACTCGACTGAAGTTACCTCTATCGGTCGAATTGAATACAAATAAATAGGCCGACTTAAAGTCAAAGCACCATTTTTCTTATCCTCTGAATAATTTGTATCAACGGGATTCCGTTCTACAACCAAAATATATTTACCCAAAGTTGCGCCACATTGTGCGGCATTAATACGCATATAATCCATAATTTGTTTCCTCCTTGATTTCGTGGTTGATTCCACCAACGAAACATTTTAAATTGTTTTAAAGATTAATAAACTCAAATAAAATAAAAAGAACTTCTTTACTGGAGTATTTCCTAAATAGGGGATGTTGTTGCCCAGGTGCCTGTTATCTTATCGCCTACGTCAATTCAATGACTACTCCTTGAAATTATTCTTTATACTTGATAAGCTTATTGGATTCTATTTCACTCTGTAATTCTGCTATTGCTATTACTCTAGCACTCCATAGAGACACATTTAAATAGATACTTCCTCTTCTTAAATGACACTTTTTCATCTAGTGCATTATGGAACTAGTCTTACTCTAGAATTATCCAATTATACTTTTCATATTAACTAATGAAGGTTCGTGTCATGACTAACTGTCCCTTACGCTTGCCCAACATCAGACTAATGAGATCTTACGACATTAATTAATAAGTCACAAGATCAATACGTTTTTTTACTATCTTCTACCGCTGTATATTGATAGGGATATGCACATGCTACTAGTTCTTTACATTTCTAGGCTTCTCTAGCAAATGTTATATCTTTGTCAATACAAATATACTATTATTAGTATGTGTGTCTTAAATTGGCTTAAACACACTGATAAGATATAATAAACCATATAGGATTACTTTATCGAATATTCCACATATACGGTCGTTTTAGGAACGTTACCAAACCCAACACTTCTAGTCTTTTCACTCTAAAGTGGTTGCCACTCTATTCTTTCATATGCAGTATACTGCCCATATGACCTTTTCGAGGATTTTTCTGTTTTACAAGCTCGAATATTGAGGACTTTCACCTACTTTCCATTTACTCTTACTTATGAAAGGTCTATAGTATTAATACTAAAGTTCTATAAGTTTCAATGAAACGCTTTATACCGATCATATGATTTATCATCATACTCTAGTATTCATGCACGAAGCAATAACGGTTGGCTTGTTGAGGGCGCAGTCAGAAAATGGTTTACCTTATCCTACAAATGATAGGCTTTTCCTAGCGAGGACTTCCTCAAATTTTATTTTAACTCGGGATTTTGGCCCCTACGGTGTTAAACATGTTAATATTCTCTAATATTCTTTATTTAAGAGGAAATATGACTCTCGGGCCAGTGGTGAATCTTTGGATTCAGTAGCTCTATGTTAATAGACTTGAACTTAGCCCATTGACTTTACAAAAGCCCTACTTTCGTTATATATTTTAAAGAAAGCATACTAAACTTTGCAGGTTTCTCGGATATCAACCGACGGACTCTGTTAGCCGACGTCAAAAACTTTATATTAGGTAAGTCAAACCTGTTTTAGATACATATAGTGTTACTATATTACAATCTTGCCAAGAATTGTTCTAAAACTTGGATTAACGTTTTGGTACGCTTCACCAAACCTCTGCGTTTCCATTTATTATCGTGATATAACTCATGCAGTAAACACAATCACGTTGATATTAATAGTTCTATAAAGTATAGGTTTGGCACCTAATCCGGATAATCTGTCATACATGTTCATAGAAATAAGTCTCGAATTCATTTCTATTTCCTAGTATGGATCATAGCCACTCAGCCATATGAATCCTTAGTAATAACACCAACTGTTGACCTTTACTTCTAAGAGTAAAAGTTGTAGTAATTGATTCTACTTTCTTTAGATTCGTAGCACCTTATAGCACCCTCTATTAAATATCTAATCTCCTTCATAACTACACTTCCCCTATATTCTTTTATATAGATGTTTCAGCACTAATGTAGTGAACACTGAGATAGCAAATTTATTTAACCTATCCAAATTAATTAAAGTGGATTCAGTAAGGTAACTTTGGACACTACCCGGAACTTAGTCAGTTCTTTGTTGAGTAATTCTATCACCCTTTGTGATAGTTGCAGTTGCTGTTTAAAGTCCCTTCTTGATTTCAGGATTGGTTTCCTCCACGGACTTCTAATGAAGTTTACTATTGTCTTTACTCTAAGACTTAATAATTACATTGTCACCTATAATTATTAATAGCTGCTGAAGCAGACTCCATATATCGTTTATCTTCTATGTTTCCCTACTTTATCGGTAAGCATATCGAAGTGTCTTCTCTTAGTATATTCACCAGACGGTTCTCAATACCTATAGAATGGATTGATATCTACACTATTCCATTTTCTTATTAACTTTTCTAGAGTAAAAGGATATACTCATTAATAAGTTATCATACTACCTTTTGAATTGCGTGTTAGCGCTATCATATTCTTGTATCCTGTCTTCCTTGTCTATATTATACGATTCGCTGATCAGGCTTATCCAAATATAATACACGCTGTCTTATTGCTTTTTAAGTGTACAGCTACAATGCCACTTTCCTTCTTCTTACTACGGGTAAGGAATCGTTTGACCCGACAGCTTTTATCTTTAACTGTTATATTATACACCATGCAAAAAGTAAACACATTATAAAGAAGATAATTAAGCCTACAAATGCTAATTTATCTAATGTATTATTATTTGCTTTCATCTCTCTACACTTTTAGGAATCTGAACATTTGGTACGTGAAAGCGAGGAGTAGGTAGAGTAAACATCACTACTTTCTCCAAATATTCAGTTTTTGTTTCATATTCTTTCCTTTCTTTAACTGGTTTCTTTACTACCTTTTCCACGATTTTCGTGGGGTGATTAATGGTGACATCAATGTTAGCAATCGGCATATCGCTTTTTACATTGGAAACACCTTTATTAAGATCAATCTCTAAGGATAAATTGTCCTTAGGATCGAATTTTAATGCGGGTAAGTCAAGTGGTTTTACTTGGTCTGCCCGAACCTCTTCTACTTGAAAGAAGTTCGTATTATAGGATAATAATATACCTACAATAGCAAATGACACGTATGTAAGTAAATTGCCATGTCTACTCATTTTGATAATGATTTATAGTTATTTACTTCTTCTCTTCCACCGGTTTCTCGTCTTTCTTAGGATCTGCAGTTTCCTCAGATTTCGGAGTTTCCTTAGGATATTCGCTTTCTGTATATAGAGCGAAGGCTGCATCCTTGTCTACGTACATGTTACGAATTTCGATCATTTTATTTGTTGCATTGAGCATGAACTTCGGATCTGTCATAGGAACTTCAGTCTTATAAGCTTCATAGAATTTGTTCATGATCTTCTTGGCGAGTCCTACTTCATAAGATTTAGGATCGTCAGTATTAACAACTAATTTACTTAGTTGCGGTACCTGTAAGAAGAAATCTCGAGTAGGCTCAAGGATTCCGTTTTTAACTGCTGTAGTATCATCGATTGGTTGCTTAGAATCCGCATTACGAACACGAATAAATGCCTTAATTAAATCAACTACCTCCTCTTCACTTAATACCGGAAGATTATACTTTACGGTCGAGTGAGCAAAAATCGGATTATGATCGGCGATCAAAGAACTTACAGTTCCTTGACATAAACCACGTACTAACGCCGTAGATTTATTACCTAACAGGGTAACAGCATCTTCGAATAATGCACCTAATCCAATCTTGTTCCAAGTTTCCTTCTTTGCTTCGTCGGATTCTTGATTCTGTCGGTATAACCGTACTTTCATCAAGGCTTCGCTGAATCGATTGGGAAAAGGGGAATTTTGCTGCGATAAGATATAAGACAATCCATTCTTCGCATCATTCTCATCCTTCCACTTTAAAGCATCTAACTCAGGAACTACAGGAGCTTTTTTCTCTTGTTTAATTTCCTCCTTAGCTTCTTTCTCTGTTTCTGGAGCAATGTCCTTGAATGATAAGGTCATTTGCTTACCATCATCAGATACATGATGAGGAAGCATTGTAACACCAATATTATTAAATGTATTAATAACATCTTGAACAATGACGTCATCATTTGGAACTGCAAGACCTAATTCAAGCTTTTCTTCACGAGCCTGAATAGAAGCCTTAGTCATACCCCAAGCAAGATTATATGTGAAGGCTTGCTCCATCTTAATCGTTGCTGGTTCACCAGATTTCATTCCGGCTATGTGACGCTGAGCTACTTCTAGTAGTCGAGCATAACCATCGCCAGACATCCTCTGATGTGGTTGTAACTTAATGTTGTTTAAGTCGATTTTTGAAGGAATCTCTTCCTTTGGCTCCGGCTTAACCTCTTCGGTTGCAACTGTTTCTATAGTTGGATCTACAGGTGGTGGAGTTTGTTTTCTCTCCTCTTTTTCTACCTTAGGCTTCTTTACTTCCTTTGGTTTTTGTGGATTATTTACTTGAGTTTGTTTTGCACTCTTGTTATCCTTTACTTCAGTATCCTTTACAGGAGCTTGCTGAGTTGTTTTATTTTTCTTAGACATGATTCAATTGATTTGTTTACTGTCCTTTACAGTTTTAAATTATTAAAATAACTAATGATAGAAATAGTAATGATCCCGAAAATAGTTAGTAAGCTAACTTGAATCCTCGTGATCTGGTGATGCTCTGGTTCTAGTATGAACTAGAAGGTTTTCTCCTTGTTGTTGGTCTCCTTGGTCTCTAATAAACCACATATAAGCCTTACTTACAGACTCAATTGTTGCAGTAATCGTTGGTGTCACTTCAACGATTTGCAAAGCCTGTATGGGCATGTGGTTTACTACAGAGACCTTTTCTATTTGGTCCTTTTTAGGCTCGATATTACGAGTCTTACTCTGGATACCAAATCCAACAACAATCGCAAATGCTAGTGTCAATATTAAATTGATACCTAGCTTTGGGCTACCTTGCACTCTAGCGATTGCTACAATCACTAGAATTAAAGCAACAATCATAGAAATGAAAGTCATTGTTGTCATGTTCTGTTAATTTTTTGAAAGTTTATGAAAAATTTCTCTCAACCTACGTTTTGCTTTATTCAAATCGGACTTCACAGTACCGATAGGAATTCCAAGCTTAACACTCAGTTGATCGTAACTAAGACCTTGATAGTATCTTAACTCGAGTAAATTTCGATACTTAGATCTTAGGCGAGATAATGCTATTCTTAGAAGCTCAATATTCTCCGTTTTAATCATATCTGACTCGGGATCTGGAGCTGTTTCTTCTAACTGAATAGTATTTGTCTCATTATCTATGCTGAAGTTCTTACATAAATCCTTTGTGGCTCTTATATGGTCAATAGTAGTATTAACTGCTATTGTTTTAAGCCACGCTTCGAAGCTAATAGGATTTACATAAGAACTGAGTTTACTAAAGGCTTTTATAAACGTGTTACTCAATAAATCTTGAGTAAGTTCATCATCTTTAACTATGTCAAAGATGATATATCTTATCAGTCTATGATACCGTTCATATAACTGATCAAAAGCCTTATTATCACCGTGTTTTGCTTGTTCAATTAAGATTTTTTCTTCTTCTTTCATATAACAAGCATTAATTAGTGGAAACTAGGGGAGTCGAACCCCTAGAATCCTTTGTTTAGAACGCCCTCTGCGACGACACAGCTATCTCGTCTGAAAGTAGGCAAGTCTTATTACACTTCCTTATTTCTAAACTAAAATGGAATACCTAATATATATCTATAATAATACGTATCATATACATATTTACGTATCCAATAACATTGAATTAAGTTATCAAATATTTCATCAGAATATATTCTAGGTAATTCTATTTTGTCTAACATTGCTACAGTAATTCTTAGTCTTACTAAGTCTGTAGTATGTTTGCTCCCTATCATCTTATTAGGATGAAAAAGATGTTGAGATATCCAAGCAATCCATTTCTTAATTTTTGCTTTTATCTCAATCCAAGTACGCCAATCCATATTATCTGGACATACTGAACAAAATTTCCCATCTGGAGTTTTAATCCAACCAAAATATTTTTCATATTCTGATCCAATTATTCCCCAATCCATACAATAACCTTCATCTTCTCTAAATACTGGTAAAAAGTTTTCACATTTGCTAGTATTTTTAAAAAGATCTTTTATTGTATTACAGAGTTCGCCTCGTTGATCGAAGATTTTATCTCTATTTTCTTCCATTTATCTTCGTTTATATACCGAATATTTACTTTATTGAATAACTTCTGAGCATCCTCCCAAGAAACATGTAATTTACCTTGGATATCTGCAGTAACAGCTATTTCATTTAGATTCCCATCTGGTTGAATATTCTTTATACTTATGAATTCTTCATATTGTTCATCAGTATATTGAATACTACTAGATTCTGTGTTTCTTTCTTCTATTTTACTTGATTCAATTTCTTTAGATAGAAGAGTAAATTCAAATTTAGTAGGATCTTCCAAAATCTGTTCAACTATTTTATGATCTCTTTCGATAAGACCATTAGCAAATGAACTTAGTGAAATACTATTTGTGATTCTTATAAATGGTTCCTTACCATTTAAAGACAAAATGTACTTATGTTCACTAAATAAATCTTTAACAATATATACTCCTGCTTTCATTTCTTAATTGATTTATAATATGTGTCAATAACTCGACTTGCTGTAAGCAAATCAACTCCAAACTCTTCTTGGATTAGACGGTTTTTTTCAAAATCGTCATATGGTTCATCCATTATTTTCTTTAATTTCTCCTTTTCACCGGGATTATCAAAGTATATCCAAAATGTTAGCCTCATATTACTCAGGAATTAAGAATGGAATGTTTTCAAGTTTTAGTATCTCATTATATACTTTATTCCATTGTTTTGGAATATTGTATGTTTTATAAGAACTTCTATGCTTTTTGGGATTGTGGTAATAATCCCACCAAGATCTACTTAATACAGTGATTTGAGGAAATTTCTTACTTTTTCCTTCATTCTTAAGTAGTAATACAATGTTCGATTTACTAGTTATTAAACTCTTTGCAGATGTTGCTTTTGTTACATCTGCTCCTAAGTTCATTAACATTTTAAGGAAACTAACGACGCTTTGTCGTGGTCCTGCTAGTATACATTCTTTATTAAATGATACTAATCTTTTTTCAGCTATTTTCTCATCCATAAGCTTTTTAAAATTATAATTGAATCGGATTATCTCCCCAGTTCATATTCCTTTTATATAAAGGAATTTTACAATCAGTCATCAAGTTTGCATTATATAATGCTTTTGCAGTACCTTTAGGAACCTCAATCTGATGACCTTTTTCAGAATACCAATATCCCCATTTTTCACCTAATGTATTAGTACGTATTACTCTTTTAGGTTTAAATTGATATATGTATTCATCTCCAAATGTATCTACTGCTATGTAACTCATAATTAATATTTTGTTATCTAGGTGGGATTCGAACCCACAATCTCCTGATAAAATCCAGGGCTTTATCCGGTTAAGCTACTAGACACCCTCATTTTCGTAGTTAGCACGTTGATTTACGCCGCTCCTAGAGCAGTGTAATCAGTGACAAATGTATTGCCATTTAAATTTAAAGTGAACCTATTTTACCTTTCACTACTAGTCAAATCCAAGCAGCCCCTTAAAATATATCTTTTTTACTCAGACCGCAATGGTATAGTGAGAAAAGATATACAGAAACTCGTGGAGCTGGAGGGAGTCGAACCCTCGTCCTAATAGTTTCCAATAAACCTAATAAGATATATCACAGTTCTTATGATATAAATTTTAAAACTGAAAAAAAGTTTATGAAAGATAGTAGATAAAGAGAGATCACTCTCTCTTTACCTTATAAATCTATAGTAATAGTAAGAATCTTTTTTATGCGAGTGTATTCCTCTAAGAGTGCGCAATGCGACTTATGTCTTTCCTGTATACATGTTTATCTCTTTAAAAAAGAATGGTCTTAGGCATGTAGCTCTCTACTACTATAGAAAATGCCTTTGATAGATCTACAGAATTTGAAGTTTATCTTGTCATCAAAAGATTGTAAGCATCAACTTCGGCATATAGCTCTAATTCTGTGTGTGATTTGATATCATTACTATACTTAACTTACTTACGTAAGCCTATCACTAGGTCTCGACTCAAGGTTCTAGCGATTCAGCAGTACATGCTCGTACTTTTTCAAGTGATAGTAATGATCTCAGGCACGTGATCAGTGGCTCAGAATTTTCCACTCTGGCTCAAGGCTCTTGAGTACCTTGTTACTTCAAGGTAAACATATTCTACTATTCATTCGAATATTTAAATCGTGGTATTAATCTCTTTCTAGAACTAAATATACGGAAAGAGATTGGGAGGCCTCTCGAACACTCCCAACTCTGATTTCGGAGTTAAATTACTGGATTAATATCTCCAATAATCCTCACCGTAGATAGCACGCTTAGCGTCGCTGACGGCTTTGTCACGCTTCTCTTCGGCTTCCTCAACGGCTTTATCATATGCACGATAATCTCCGTCGGACTCAAATTTTGTTTTAGCTGTAGATACAGCTGTCAAAAATGCTTTTTGAGCTTCTTCTTTTTTACGAGCCATACGAAGCTCTTTTAATGCTCGATCTTCTGTAGACTCTGCGTTTGATAAACGACGTTCAACTTCACGGGTCTCTTGTTCTAACTTCTTTGCAGCGATGTTCTCTTTTGCTTTGTCTACTGCAGAAGTATTTACTTTACCCTGATTGTTCTCTTGCTCTTGTATTTTTGCATCTAAATTAAAATCTGCCATAATTTTTAAAATTTTGATAAGTTAATAAAATTGATTTTTAAATTAAAATTGTTATTATTTACTTTTTAGTATTAACATATAATCCAAACCAATAATCGCTACCTTCTGATGTACTACTCCAGCTAATAGTGCCGTTAATAATCTCTTTATTACTATAATTACTATGAGCTATTCTATGTACACATTTAATTAGTTTACCAGAGATATCTCCATTTCGCAATATTTGATTAGTGACATTTTTTACATATCTACCATAAGCATGGTTCTCTTCAAGAAATTGCTTAAAACTAGGATTCTCACTAATTGCGCTCTTTATTGATCCTTTTATATCTTTTTTACAAAATGTAGAAGTAGTAGGTTGTCCTCTAGTAGAAACATTACTAATACCGCTGGTATTAGTACCTTTATAAATAAGTTCTTCAAGTGTCATTATTTTTTATTTTTTAGTTTTTCGTATACTTTTTGGTATGCTACTTGAAATTCTTCTTTAAATATCTCTTTAAAGATATTACATTGAGAAGGATACATATTAACAAATTCTTCATCTGTTAATCGCCGACCTACAGTACCGTTGTCAATAACGGTCTTTCTGATAACTCTACCTTTTTCTTCTTTAGGTATTTTTATCACATTGTATCTTGTTCCAACTTTTCCATTGGAGCCACAAATTACTTTGTAGCGAGTAATTTCAGGTACAAAGGCTACTGTTACTTTTCCATCAGCCCCCTTCGTTTCTTTCTTTACTCCGGATTTTGTTTGCCCTACAGATAGTATCGCAAGTATGCGAGTGCTTACGTCTCTATCCTGTGCAAAACATACTACTTTTTCTTTTTTGATTGTAGCATTCGCCTTGCGAATACGTACAGTCTCCATTTTTCTTTTGCTTCGCATTTTAAATAAAATTGATTTTATTACTAGATAGTAGAATTGTATATTCTTTGTATTTTATTATATACTTCTTCTACTGATTCGATTACTCTTACACTAAAACCGCATTTAAGTAATACACAAGTGTACAACTCTTCTTTTGCTTCATCATTATTACAAGAGGCTAAACCTACTTTCTTAGGTAAATCCTCTCTTTCTGAAGTTGGAGTTATTGCAGCAATTTGTTCTATATCAATAAGTATACGTTCTTCATGATTTAAGTACGTAATCTTTTTTGATAGAGATTTGCTAAATGCGGAGAGTTCTATAACGTTTCTTATTTCCATGTTCTTAAATAATGAATCGTGGCATAGTCTTTGTTTTCTTATCGTATGCTGCCCCCTTTACTTTATTAGCGTACTATGCATCTTCACATAGCTTTGATTTGCTGTAGGACTCTGGGCTTATTCACGATTCGGGGATAACCACCATATTAATAAAAAATTAAATTATATGATAACTGGCGAGTAATCAATAAATTTCTTTTTTATTCTTAGTACCCTTTTTATAGGGTTCCATTTTAGGCTTAGGACGTCCTTTTTCAGAACGTCCTTGTTTTACTGCTTTACTTTCTTTCCACGTTTTAGACATAGCTCTTAAAAACTTTAACAATTTCAGGTAATGCCTCAATGTAGTTAATACAAAGATACTCTTTTTCCTCTTTTTTGAGAGGATTGTTAAATAAGAGAACTAAGTCTCTAGTAAAAGTAGGATTACGTAATAAGTAATTCTGTACTTCTACTTGCCACGTAAGACCTCCTCCTGTAGATATTGGTGTACCTACATTCTGAAGTAAAACAGAAACTTGCTCGATTAACTTAGAATCGAATCTAGGAAATTGACGTCTCAGTTCTTCTTCATTTAATGAAGTAAGAAATTCTGGATTATCTCCTTCCTGTTCCTGCATAAAAACAAGAAGTGCTCTTTCAAGCATTTCTTTTACTTCTTGTTGAGACCAAGAAGTTGGAATCTGTACAAGACATAAATTATTTCCTGTAGTTCCAATAAGATGTAACTGTTTCATTTTTGATAAATTTAAGTTATAACTTTTAATGACGTCTCCGCATGTACAACTACGGAGAAGATTTTGATTGAACGATTGTTGATTAACAACAACTCATATTGTACTATGAGTAACTAATAACAAGTGTCATCGTGAAGTTTTACGTCTGCAAAATAAATATTAAAAAACTCTTACGTAAAACTTCTTAAAATCGGCTATCTAACATATTTTACGTTATAGCAGAATTGTATTGCCAGTACAATTCTTATTAACGGCATGATTTTAACGTCCGCACGATCATAGTATTTGCAATTATCAGTACTAATTAGAACAATTGCCATTCTTCTTCTCCCGCATAAAAATACTACTTACGCCCCACATGCTTGTCATCTTCTGATGATCTAATAATAAAAATATGCACTACCTTCACAGGCAATGCATATAAATGAATTATAAGTCAGAAATTCAAAAAAGTTATTGCAATCATGATCATTTAATACTATCTATTACCATAACTGGTACTTTGACAGCTTTCTCACTTTCTTTTTCCGGCCTATTTACTTCAGTCTTTATTTCCACTTTAGCATTCTTAGCATCTGGACCTGTTATTCCCGGCATAACTTCTTTTAACTGCATACTAATATAATAGTTTGTATTACGGAGATACTCTTCAGCAATCTCTTCATACGTTGCAGTTGTACCTATTCTATTAAGAATAGTACGTACGATTTGTTCTGGAAGTTCCATACACAAATCATACAATTCCATGTCATGCTTTTCAACATTCCAGTCGTTAAGTCTTTCTTCCAAAGTAGGAATAATGACCTCAGTTTTAGTTGATTCTGAAGCTTCTTTAGCTTCTGTACCATGGTACTTATCGTACCCATACCATAGGATTCCTCCCAATAGTACGATGCAAAGTAGCCCAATCGCTACGTCTCGAAACTTGTTCATAGAAATAATTGATTTATTAATAAAACTGTGCAATATTGCCTTTTTAATCTTGTTGTTTTTGTTCTTCCTCGTATAAATACTTTTCTATTCTTTGAGATTCTTTATTAATTAAAATAAAGAACAAACCTAGTATAATACCCATACCTAATGAGGTTATTATTAACTCTCCTGTAATAGCTATGGTGTAGATACCCCCAGCTACTACTACCAATAGTAGTAACACATATAAAAGACATTTTAATGAAGATTTATTTAAAGGATTCATAAGCTTGTAGAAATTGTTTATATGTACCTAATATATCCATTAATAAACCACGACATTTACAAAGATGGTTGTATTCTTCTTCAGTAAGAATATATACTGAACCCACTTTTACTACATTAGGATTAATCTCTTGAATATTCTGAGGGTTTCTCCAAATGAATTTAATAGCATCTGGATAGGTCTCTCTTACAGTATCTGTAAATTGATGAAATACTGAATCGTAACAATTAATTGCTTCATTTCTATCAGAGTAATGGCTTAAGTCATAAGAATATCTCCTAGAATCTACAATCTCTTTAGCTTCTTTTAAACCAAAACCAAAAATGTCTTTCAATGCTTTTATACACAGCAGTTTGTTTGAGAATTTGTTAAAATCAAATTCAATACTTTTGTTCATATTATTCATATTGATTATATTTAGTTGTTAATAAATTCTAAAACAATCCTAAGTAGACCATAAGCCACTAGCGCCGCCAAGCTGTTACATGTATCTACTTAGGATTTCAATTTAATCAGTATGTGTTTCACAACAGATACATGAATAGAGTTCTATAATTCAACAAGTTTGTCATTTTTAAAAGGGAGAAATAAATCTCCCTTACCTGATTATGGATAGATCTGTAAGAAATGATCTATATAACCGGGTTTTGTTGCAATATATACCCTATATCCTCCACCTAATTTAAATAGGTCAAAGTCTTTTTTGGGTATTTGCATAGCAACAGTTTCTACATCTTGTTTCCAATTTGCATCAAATACACGATGTAGTTGATTATGGAGATTATCCATATAACCGTACATACACTGTTGCTTGGATGCGATAGCAGTATTGATTACTATACCGTATCCTTTACTTAATTTATAAGCTAACTTAATTGCATCAAGCCAACTTAAATTAAGCTCTTTTTTAAGAGTCACAATTCTCTTATATAGAGATATACTACGACTCTTTTTTTTCTGAATTATTATTCTTATCATATTATTAAGTATTAATGATTCAGATTTAAAGACATTAGCTTCGGTAGCCGTTGGCATTCGTTCAGCCCGGCAATTTAAACCTACTAGACCCTAGAACCGCTAACTTGTGTATTAATCAGAATGCGTATGAAGTAGTATAGTTAGTCTCGATGAGGTTGTCTTTACTCTAGGGAATTGTATGCGTATTTCACAATAGGCATACAACAGTTCCGTCGTGACTTCGTTGTTTTTAGAAGGCTATAATCAATGTTTGTAAAAATCTTTTAAATGACACACACGTGTTTCACAACAGATGTGTGTCTTACATTTTAACCAAAAGAATGTTACTGCTTTAATTCTTTTCTAACTTCATCTATAATACCATGAAAAACACTAACATTTACTTTATCCTTAAATTCAATATATGTAAATAATATCACACATATTGGATATAGGATGGGATCGTCCAACAGTATTAATAATATTATCATGTAGATAAGTACTCTTAATACTAACCAAATGAATGATATTATCTTTCTCATAT